GTCTACGGGAGATCGTCCATTTTCGAGACGCCCCTTCCCCCGTCGACACTCGAGAAGGCTGATTTTCGCCCGTGAGAGCCGATTTCGTGAGTGAACGATCGACAATATTTCCGACCCTTAAAAAGTCCCTTAAATCGAAGATTTTGAGCTCAATTCTGAGAGAAGTCTGTCGATCTGCTTCCGATCGCTCTCAAATTGCTTCTCAGCTCCGCTCTTCTTCACTCCGACGACGTTTCCGTCCTGATCGAAGTGAGTGATCGTGTGTCTGAGACTGTGTTCTTTGTTGTGACAGTCATGACAGAGAGCTTCGAGATTGTCGGGATTGAGACTGATCGTCGGATCATTCACGTTGAGAGAGTTCAAATATATTTTGTGATGACAGATTGTCGCCGGAGCTCCGCACCTCTCACAAATATAATTCTGACTCGTCATGTATAATCTCGAGACGTCTCGCCACGCCCGGGACAAATAAAACTCTCGATTGACTGATCTCATGAATACGCTCTCGCCTTGATCGAGATCGCTTTGAGAAGAGCGTTGATCGTTCTCGTGAGCGCCTGATCATCTGCGTGATCGGCATAATACCATTGAGTCAGAAGAAATCCGCTGACGACTTCGACAAGCGGTTCGCTTGCCTGATCACTCACGCTCAGTCCCGTCGTGATGAAAATATAATCCGGGAGCGCTGAGATCAGAGAATTGATCAGCTCGTCGTTGTTTCCCCGATCAACGTGTAACACGTTGCAAGCTTCGTTTAATGTCATTGTTTAATACCTCTTTCTAAATATCGAAGAAGAGCTCGAGAGCCTTCATCAGACGCCCGAGCTCCCTTCGGAAATCATGACACTCGTCGAACACTAAGCTCGATCGAAGTGAAGAAAGGACAATATTGAATTATGCTGTCGCCTTGCTGAGCTTGACGAAAGCTTCGTCGACGATCGGCTTTGAGTCAGCGATTGCGAGCGCTCTGTAATCAATGACGCCCTTCTTGAAGCTTGACTCTCTGCTTGCTTCGATGACGATTCCTTCCGGCATATTGTATCCGAGATACTTTTTGAAGTTGCCGAAGTAAACTGTATTATCTGCGATGTTGTCGTCAACAACGACCGGGAAGCCGAGAATCTTTCCGATTGACTCGTCCTTCGGATCAGCGATGAAGATCGGTCTCTGATTGTTGTCGGTCATTCCGTAGAATACAGAATACAGAGTCGCATTGTTCATAGCGAATTTAGCTCCCTGAGCATAACCACGCTTGAGAAGAGCGACAACGGAAACGACGTCAGAATATTTGAAGTCGGCTGTCTTTGCGATCTGAACGTGATTCTTGTTCGCTCCGCTTGTGCTCCATGTGATTGACTCGAGTCCGCTTCCCTGACCGGCTGTCTGACCGTCTCCGTTGACGATAGCGTCAGCGAGACACTCCATGACGCAAGCTGTCAGCTCGTCCACGAGATAAGCTTCGAAAGCGCTGATCGACATTTTGCGAGCCTTTGCGGAGATCGAGAAAATCTTAATGATCTCATATCCGTCGAAGTCGACAGTTGTCAGAGTTACGTTGTCAGAATCGACAGCGCTTGTCTCTGTGTGCCACGAAGCACGAGTCGCCGGAGTTCCGACCGGGATTTTGATCTTTGTCGGCATTGAGAAAGCTCTGCACTCTCCGAGAAGTCCGCCGATTGTTCTCGCCTTCTTTACGACTTCATTGAGAGTCTGAGTTGGAAGGATCGCCGGAGCTGTTGCGCTTGTGATGAAAGCGTCATTTCTCTTCTCTGCGATCTTCTGAGCAACGTCGAAAGCGTTCTTCTCGACTTCGCTGAGTTCCTGACCGAGCATTGTTTTGAAGAAGGCTGAACGATACTCTTCGGACTCGAGAACATTGTCAGCGTTGAAAGCCTTCGGAGCGTGATCACGTCCGCCGAGAAGAGTGAAAGCTGATCTTGTTTCCGGCTTCTCTGACTTCTCGTCGTTGTTTCTCTTTGCCTGAGCGAGTCCCGTGAGCTCGATGTTGAGAGACTGAATGTCGACGTTTGCGTCGGTCTCGATCATCTTGTTGATCTCGTCAGCTCTCTTCTCGAGTTCTTCGTTTGTGTAATTCTTATAGTGATTGAAAGCCTGAGCGACTGTTTCAAATTTCATGTGATATTACCTCTTTATCTTTCCCGGGATCATTTGTCCCGTGATCGTTTAGTTTTGACTGATCCTGAGCGTCTCTGTCGGGACGTGGGACGATGAAATTCACGGTTAAATAATCATACGAGCCGATATTATTCCGGCACGACTGCACGTCGAAGTGTGCGACTTTGACGTGTTTTTCATCTGCGAGAGACTGAATGTCAGACGCAAAAGCGAAAGAATATTTCGCATAACCTGACTTTTTCTTGCTCACCCTGATCACCTCGCTTTTATCATTCCGACGACGCTCTTGAGCTTCTCGAGCTGTCTGAGTCGCTTCTGACTCTCCGACATTGATGATCTCGCTTCTACCGATGTTTGACCATAAGCCGGAAATTGAACGATTGAACACTCATAAACCTTCTCGATCTTTGTGATCGTTCTTGTGTTGGTTTTCGGATCGTAGCTGTCGCCCCCGTCCGGGACTTTGAAAGCGAAGCTCATTCCCGAGAGATCACCCCGTTTCACGGACTGATAAACTTCTCGAGCGCTCTCCGTCTCCGGGAGTGTCGCTCTGATTGTCATTCCTACCGGATCGACGCTCAGAGACATCGTTTTCGGAGTTCTCGCAAGCGGAACACGATTCAGATCGTGATTGAAGAGAAGTCTCACGTCGGAGAGATCAGCTTCGTCGAGTGCTCCTCTTGAGATAACTTCCGTGTATGATCCTACCGGATCATTGATAGTTGTCGGTTGATCAAAGACGATCGCCCGACCTTCTATGATCATAGCGTCGTTATTTTGAGACGCTCTGATTTCTGTGATTCTTGTTTCTTTCATGATTTCACCTATTCAGATATAACGTGATCGAATGATAGCTCCACCCGTTGAACGAGTAACTCACGTTGAAAGCTCCGTCGTCTTGCGGACTTCTTTGAATGTCGAAGGCTTGAAGCTGACCCCCGTTGATCACACTCGATTGACCTTCTTCGACGATCTGTCTCAGCTCCGAGACGCTCACTCCGAAGAAGTTGTGAGAAGATTCGATCAATTCTTCGAGATTCTTCATTCCTTGTCCCCCACCTGATAATTGTTCGCCTGATCAGCGTCGATCATGTTGAGAGCTTGAAGTCTGCGATCCCCGTCAGCGACAGCCGGGAGATTAAGAATCTCGAGCGCCTGATTGACCGTGAGAAGTCCCAACGGCATAAGCTGAGCGATCAAATTGACTTTCGTCTGATTGCTTGTGAATTGAAGTCGACCGCTCTCAAATATGATCTCATTCCCGAAGGACTGTTCTCGATCTGTGAAGAGCTTCGCTGTCATTTCTTGACTGAGAGCTGTTGCGATCGGTTCGATCGTTGACTCGTAGAATGAAGCGAATTGATCTTCTGTATATGACGAGCTGACGATCTCTTCTGTCACGCCGAGATAGCTGAAAATCTTCGAGCGGATCGCTTTTGTCTGATCAGCGTCGAGAATGATCGGCTTCGATTCGATCGGCTGATAATCCATTTTCTGATCTGTCGCAACGACTCCGCCTTCATTCCCGATCTCGAGATAATCGCTGACGAAAGCGTCTCTCTCTTCTTTGAGCTTTGACGGAGACATGATCTGAGTGAATTTCAATATCCCCCTGATCGAAGCTCCGCTCTTGATCCCGGCGATCACGCCTTCATTTTGAGTCTGAGCGAGCTCGAGACCCGGGACGATCGCTGAGTTGTCAGCTCCGAGAATTTCGTCGTCGTTGAAGAAGCGTCTCAGATGAATGATGTCGTTATATCTGAGAATCGTCTGTCGTCCGCTTCTTGTTGTGAATTGACAGAAGAGCTCTCCGCTCTGATCAGCTAACAGATCGACGTGAGAAGCTGTGATCGGATAGAGACCCCGGATCACGCCCCGATCATCACGATCAATGAAAGCGAAAGCGTTGTTATACAAAAAGAGTCGAGTCACGAGCTTATAGATGAAATCATAAGAGCTCATGAACGGGTTCGGTCTGACTTGAAGAAGTCTGTTGAGCTGACAGTCCCCGTCGACTCGATCGTGATCTTTATATTTGATGACGTGAGACCCTTTGAGCCTTCCGGCGTTGCGAGCGATAGCGTCGACCCCTTCACGAAAGACGTCATTTGAATAAGCGTCGCCCGTGAAGATCGAGAAGCTCGCTGTCTCTTCGATCATCTGCGATTTGTGCTCCGTCTGCTGACGGTTGAAAATTCGATCAATGATACTCAAATTATTTCCTCACTTTGACTTCGATCTCCGCTGTCGCATAGTGTGACAACGACGTCGAGTCGATTTCTTCATTCCTCATTGTGAAACTCTGAATCGCTGATAGTGCGACATACTGAGTCGAGTTTTTCAATTCCTGAGAGACGATCGCCATGAATCCGGGAAGCCGGGGAGCGCCTATCTCGAGACGTGCGTTCGTGATGATCTCTCCGCTGAGAAGAATGATCTCTTCAATTATCGGCTTCTCGTAACTCATGGATCACCTCTCTCTGTTTCCGCCTTCCGTGTAAACACAGTAAGTCGAATATACTTCACCACCATTATAATATCACGTTATCGAATAACCGTCAATTACTTTTATTTTTCTGTATACAGAGAAATCAAAATAATCGGACTCCGTTTGAGAAGTCCGATCATCTTTGTATTATATGTAATTCACGGGATCGTCGTCGTCAGCTCTCCCGAATTGATAAGCCGGGGAGCTCTTGTCGTATCTCGAATTATTGTCCTCTCTGAAATAATCATAGTTCGGATAATACTTGAAGAACGATCGAAAGACCTTCTTCCCGTTTCTGTTTTTCATAGCCTTGAAAACGACCTCTTTCGGGATCGCTTCGGAAGCTTCGTCGATCTTGTCTTGTTTCTCTGACTTGAGAGTCTCTTTTTCTCCGCCCCGAGACCCCTTCTTCGAGAAGAAATCATCATCTTCGAGAATCGAGAGTTGAAGTCCGAAGAGATAGTCGCAAGTGTACTCGATCAGACCCGACTCTTTGAAAGAATCTTCTCCGATCTTCTCTTTGTAGCTCGATCGAGCCATGTTCGAGACCATAAGAACGAAGAGCTCGTTCTTCTTCGATAAGAGCTTGAATTTCTTCACAGCGTCGTCGATCCTTCCTCTCTCGTCGAAGCGCTCACCGTCGGGAGCTGAGACGATCTGAAGATAATCAATCACGACGATCGGACTGATCCCGGTCTCCGAGATAAACGACTCGACCTGATCAACGATCTGATCAGCGGAGATCGTGAAGTCACACTCGACAATGTTGAAGCGACTCGCTGTCTTTGCATAATCACGCTTGACCGCTTCGAGATTGTCGTCAGTCGCTCCGTTTTTAATGTCGATGTTTGAGAAGTTGTGTCCGCCGAGCTGATAATAATTCCGAGCGAGTGACTTAGTGACAAGCTCGATCGGAAGCTGTTCGAGCGAGAAATATAAGATCGTTTCTCCCCTTCTCACGAGCTGATCGCATAGTTGAACACAGAACGACGTCTTTCCGAGTGAAGTCGCTCCCGTGAGACAAGCGAGTCCCGGATATAAAGTGAGATATTTGTCGATGTTATTGAATCCCGTTTTTCTGTCTTTGTAGCGCCGAAAATATTCGATGTCAGCTCCGAAAACGTCCGTCTCGAGATATTCTCCCACGTTGACGACTTTGAGTTCTCTGACGGGATTTTCTTCGGTCTCGTTGAGCTCCTGACACTCTTTCCCCCATTGAGAGAGAAGTTCGCTCAGCTTCATCGGATCGCTCTTGAGAATGTCGTTCGAGTCCTTGAATCCTTCCGGCGGATAAACGACGAGCGACTTGATCTTCTTCTCTGTGAAGAGCTCAGTCAGCAACGAGACGATCTTTCGTCCGGGATCATCATCGTCAGCGACGATCACGACTCCGTCGATCTTGAGTCCGTCGTCGATCAGCTTCTCGATCTTTGATTTATAGTGAGAAGCGATCACGTTTCTCGCTCCGGCTTGAATCATGCTGAGAGCGTCGAGCTGACCTTCTGTCACGAAGAAATAATCGCTCTCGCTGTTCTTGATCATGAATGTCGGAGCTTCTCCGGGAAGATTGTCATATTTATTCTTTCCGACGGGATTGAGAAATCTCTTCGTGTAGTAATCCGTCCCGGGATAAGGGATCACGACAGCTCTCTTCGTCGGATCATATCCGAGACGATATTCTTTGATGATCTCGTCTGAAAATCCTCTCTCTTTGAGATAAGTTTCGCCCGGAGACCCGGCGAGCTGATCAGCGAAGCGCTCGATCTGAGCGAGTCTTTCGGGATTCGATTTCACTTCTTCTCTCACCTCTCTTTTGATCGGTTCGAAGTCCGCTGTCGCTGAGCTGACTCCGAGTTCTTTTGATAATCCTTCGACGATCGACGGAAAATCCGACTTCGTGCTCAGTCCGTTGATCTGAGCGTAAAGTTCGAAGATGTCTCCGCCGGAGCTGTGAGAGTGACAAAACCATTGATCCCCGTCGACGTGAAGAGCTCCGTCCGAGTCTCTTCCGCCTGATCCGCTTCCGCATATAGGACAGACGAACATATTTCTTCCGGCTTTTCGGGAAGGCTTTGTCACCCGTGAGACATAATCTCCGAGCATTGATCGCAAAATGTTTTTTTGATCGTTCATGTGATTTCTCTCCGTTTCAATATGTTGTGATCAGCATACACGAGAGCGACAGCGACAGCAACGTCGCTCGACGTGTCAATGTAATGCTTATATAGCATATAAAGCATACCGGGTTTTTGTGCGTTACCTGAGACCCTTGATTTCACTCAGAGAGAGTCGATTTTCACGACGCTTCTGTGTCACCACTTTTACGGGGTAGCGTCACCACTTCTACGGGGTTAGTGTCACCAGTTCTACGGGGTAGTGTCACCACTTTTACGGGGTAAAATCAAAAACAATATGTTGTGTTTTAGTATCTAATGGTAACGCTGACCTTTTTGTTTTTCTCTCCCTTGTGAGAGTTCTCGACATAACCTTTGATGAAGCCTTCCTTCTTGAAATAATCGAGAGCCTTTTTGACTGAATCCCTGATCTTCTGCTTCTTGTTTCGAAGAGCTGAGTCGCTCTTGATCCTCGAGAGATCGAGCTGTTTGTATATGGTCTCATATAGGATCGTCGGAGAGAGTTTCGAGCTTCCCTTGATAGCGAGAATCCTTCTTCGGAGATAACCTTCGAGAATGATCGTCTCTTCGTTCTTGTTGTTCGGAGTGTCGAGAAGCTTGACGTCATAACGTCCGATCTGATTCTTCTGTAAAGCGTAATCGAGCAAAATCGGCTGATCGAGAATCTTGATCGCTTCGGCTGTTTGTCCGTTCATGCTGATCGTGACTCTCTTTGCGTTGATCATGTTTGAGTCGTACTTTGCCCGGGAGACTCTCTTGTCGAAGTTCGCTTCTGCGCTTGCGTCGATGATCGCATGAGTGAACATGAGCTTCGTGATCGAGTCTGAGATCGCTTCCGCTTGTTTTGGTGAACAATGAGCGTTGATCTTCCCGGTCATGGTCTGATAAATCATGTTGACCGTGATGAATACGTTTCCGCCTTCATAGTAAAGCGTGCATATTGCGTCGTGTACTTCTCGATCATAAGCTGTCAGCTCTCGACGTCCGTTGATCTTGACGTGTTCGAGCTCAGCGAAGTCGATCGTCACGTTTGTATAAATCGGCTTGCGACTCTTCGCTCGTGAGATCACAGCGACTCCCGTTTTCTCACCGTCAGCGAAAGCACCGTCAAAAGCTTTGTTTGTGATCTTGTCGATCGGCGTGATGTATGAAGTCGGACGCTTTGTCCTGACGGTCTCTCTCACGTCGAAAGCGACAGTCTCTCCGAGCTTCCCTTTTGTGCTCGAGACATAAGGACTCCCGGAAGCGACGTCTCTCACGATTCGATTGATCTCTTTGATCGCTTCGGGATCGTCCCGGAGCGCTTCGAAGTGAAGTCGGAGCTGATCTTGTATCTCTTCGATCATGACTTGATAATCGAGCCATATTTCAGACCCGTCGACCCTGAGATCACGAGCCGAGAAGCCTGACAGAATCTCTCCGACGTCGTCGAGACCCGTTTCGATCCTTGTCTTGTAATACTTGTAACGATTGTTGATCAGCTCTTCGGCTTGTTCTTTTGCGTTTGCGATGATCTTGTTTCGATCTCCGCCGAGCTGAGCGAAGCGTTGTCTCTCGATAGCTGAGAAGAATTTTCTCCGCTCAGAGACGAGCTCGTCTTGTAAAGCGAAATATTCTTCTCGAGCTCTTCTCCACTCTTCCGAGCCGGAAGCGAGCCATTCTTCATAAACTCGATCGACTTCTTCGTTTCGAGCTTTGAGCTTCGATCTGTAATCCTCATAAGCCTTCTCAAATTCTGCGAGAGCTTTTTTCGTCGGCTTCTTCGGATATTCGGGAGCGTCGGGGACTTCGATGTCGGGTTCGATCAGCTCGTCCGCCGGATCACGGAGTCGATCGACTTCCGCTTCCTTCTCAGCGATCAGCTTCTCATATTTCTCGTGAAGCTCGTCGAATTGACGACGCTCTTCGGCTGTTAAGTGAATTATCATTTCGTTGACCTCTCTCGAAGAAATCTCTCGATCTCTTCTTCGTGAATATAGATTTTCGTCTTATACATTTGACCGCTGATCTTCCCTTCCCTGAGATAATATCTCACCGTCGCCGGGACGACTCCGAGAAGCTTTGCGGACTCAGTAACGTCATAAGCATGAGTATTATCTGTATACTCGATCATATTGATCACCTCTTGTTATCGGGTTTATGAAGTAATTTCTTTTTATCGACCTTATTATCAACAAAGTCTCTGAGCGCTTCGTTGATCACGTCTTTGATCGAGAGTCTCTCTGTATAGGCGTAATCTTTCAAAGTCTCGAGAAGCTCGACTTCGACGATGAAAGTCGCTCTTGTAAAGTCCGCCGTGAGACCTTCCTGAGCCGAATTATCACGGACGATCCTCTCATTTCGTGGACGTCCCATTTTCACCCCTTCCGGCGTCCTGATCTTCGTGTGATCTTCCGGCGTTTCGATCTGCGAGAATAAAGACGACTCGCTGACGTCAAATTTCTTTTTACTTGCCATTGTTGAGACCCTCTCTTTCAATTATCTCGTTTGTGAGTTCTTTGTATTGTGTCGCTCCCTTGCTTCGGGGATCATATTTGAAAATATCTGATCCCGTCGCCGGAGCTTCTGCGAGTGCGTTGATCTGACTGATCTTCGTCTTGAAGAATTTATCTCCGAAGAATTGATCAATCTCTTCGACGATCTGATTGTCGAGATTCCAATTCGAATGATAAAAAGTCACGACGACTCCCATGATCTCGAGCTTCGGATTGAGTCGACCTTTGACGACGTTGACTGTCTTGATTAACTGACTCATACCATTGAGAGCGAGATAATCAGCTTTGACCGGGACGACGATCTCGTCGGAAGCTGTCAGAGCGATCAGCGTCAAAAGTCCGAGCGATTGCGGACAGTCGATCAGAGCGAAGTCATAGTCGTCAGAGACCTTCTCGAGAGCTTCCCGGAGAAGAAATTCTCTTCCGAGAGAAGAAGCGAGCTCGAGTTCTGCTCCGCTGAGTCTGATGTCTGTCGGGAGTATGTCGAGACGCTCCCTGATCGGCTTGATCGCTTCTTTGATGTCAGATCCTTTTAATACTTCATAAGTCGTCAGCTCGTCAGCTCCGATCTCACGGAAGCCGAAAGAGATCGAGAGTGATCCTTGATCAGATAAGTCGATCAAAAGGACCTTGAATCCCTGATCAGCGAGACAAGCTCCGACGTTGACTGTCGTCGTCGTCTTTGCGACTCCGCCTTTTTGATTAACGAAAGCGATTGTTTTCATGTTGGATCACCTCTCAATTAAGAATTGCGACTTCCGACAGCGACTCCCATGAAAAAAGCTTCTTTGAGTAGTTTGAGCGCTCCGTCTGTCGCTCCCTTCTCTCTCGCTGTCTCTTTGAATGAGTCAATGAAATAAGCCATTTCGGAAAGTGAGAGATCAGCGTTTCGATGATTGTCGATGATCTTCTCGCCCTGAGCGATGTTCTTCTCAATGTTTCTCATACTTTGTTTATCTCCCTTCTTCACGTTATCAACGGGACAAAATAATCCCTTCGTACATATTAATTTATGTATACATAAATGTCAAGCACAAAAAAAGAGAGCGATCCTGAGACCGCTCTGATCTTGTCTCGTTATGGTCTGATCTCGTGCGGAGTGTCGCCCTTCGGACAGTCTTGAACATATACGAAGAGCTCTGTTCGATAATCGTCTCGAGTATCAATTCGAGTGATTGTATAATACTTCTCTTTGTATTCAATGATGTCGTAGAGATGAAGATCATCTCTGAAATTAAGGACGAAAATTCTCGTTTCGTCGTGTCCGTACTGAGAAGCCTCAAAGACCTGACTCTGTGAAAGTTGGTTCGTATACGCCCAAATTTCACCCGTCAAATAACGATAAGACTCGATCTCGTTTCCGTACTGATCGAAAGTCGTCGTCTTTGTGACGACTCTGATCTTCTTGTCCTTCTTGTAATAAATATTTGATTTCATTGTCTATTACCTCATAACGCTTGAAGATATTCATTGTAATGATCACAGAGTCCGACGTAACTGTCGAGAAGTGAAGCGAGTCCGTCGATCCTATACTTTGCGGACGTCGCCTTCACCGGGACGATGTTTCCGTTTCGATCAGTCTGAATCCCCGTGTTTGTTATGCACCACTTGAGAAGCGGATTGTTGTTGTAGTTGATCAGCTTCTTTTGAAGATCAGCTCCGAGCTTCTGCATCGGGAGAGAGAGCGTTTTCGCCCCTTGAATACACCTGATCATGTTGAATCCGTGACTCTGCATTTCTTCGACCCAATATCGAGCGGAGTAACTGTCGTAATAAATCCACGCCGGAGTGACGTCATACTTCTCGACCATTTCGAGAAACCACGAAGTCACGTCATGATAATTGATCGAGTTTCCTTCACAGAGTCGGAGAAGTCCGGCTTCGTGCCATTTGTCATAAGGAATCTTCTCGTCCCTGACTCGCTGATCGAAGTTGTCTTTCGGGAGAAAATACATCTGCGTGACATATCTCTTCTCGTTCTTGTCCATGAAGAGAAGCGTCGCACAAGTGAGATCAGTCGTGATCGAGAGATCAGCTCCGCCGATCGCATAGCTCCCACGAAACGAGCTGAGATCGAAAGTCTCTTCGTTGTTGATGTCGTCGAAGGGAAGCCATGCGGACGACGTGCTCTGAATGACGTTGAAGTCCTTCACGAGAAGTCCCGTCAGATCGTGCGGAGAGTTCTTCGCTCTTTCGACCTTTGAGATCAGATCGTCGAGCTTCTTGATCGTATTGAGTCCCGGATTCGCCTTCTCCCACGAGAGCGGATCGAGCCATTCTTCCTTTTTGTCGAGCTCGTAAATGATCGGAAGAAATCTCTCGTCTTTGATCGTACCGTCAGCGACTCCGCAAGCGTATTTATACATATCATCGAAGATCGTCTCACGGATTGTCCCGGCTGTTGTGATCATGATAAAAAGCGGTTGACGTCGTGCGCTCTGACTCTGCTTCATGACTTCGTAAATATTACGATCCCGGATCGAGTGAAGCTCGTCGACGATCACGAGCGAGCTGTTGAGACCGTCGAGCGTGTCCGAGTTCTTTCCGAGCGGTTGCATTTTGGAGAATGTCAACGGGAAGTAAAGATCAGATTTTCTCTTCTTCGTGATCCTGATCAGCTCCGGCGATTGTCTCACCATGTTGACCGCTTCCGTGAAGATGATCCGAGCTTGATCCTTCTTCGAAGCGATCGAATAAACTTCCGCTCCGGGTTCGTTGTCAGCGATCAAACAATATAAAGCGATACCGCTGAGAAGGACAGATTTTCCGTTTTTACGGGAGACATAGAACAACGTCTCTCTGTACTTCCTGAGACCCGTTTCGGCGTCTATAAAGCCAAATAAAGCCGAAATAAAAGCCTTCTGAAAGAGCTCGAGTCTCAACGGCTGAGACGCCCACTCTCCCTTTGAATGACGACAGAATCTCTCAATGAAATCAATCGGTCTCTGAGCTCTTCTCTCGTCGAAGATGAAACCGTCTTTCGGATTGTGTACGTCGTCAGATAACTTCTCATAGACTTTCCTGATCCGCTTCGAGACGATACACTTTCCCGATCTTATTGAGTTGAGATATTCGTCGATGTAGTTCATTAAAGTTTATTGTTTATAGCGTCCATGATCGCTTGCTCGTATTTCTCGATGTATTCTTCTTCGACTTTGTCAATGTGATGATCACCGTTGTAACGACCACACTCACCGTATTTATTAACGATTGCGTGTCCGTTATTGAGTAGATGAGCGAGTCCGGGCATTTTTGAATTGTAAATAGTGATCTCTTTATCGTCGGTTCGTTTGACTTTCCACCCCTTCGCATAATCGCCGTGTTCCTTCGGAGAGACTTCTTTCAGTTTCGCCCTTGCTCCCTTCCCGGTAACATTCAAAGCGTGTTCGATTGACTCGTCGACGTCGTCGCTGATCTCTTCAAGTATTTGCTTCATTTGATCTGATATACTGTTTCCCATTATTCAAAACTCCCTTCTTTGATGAAATCATAAACGGGATTCGACTTCTCCGCTTCCTGACTCTTCCCGGCGAGATCACAGAGCTGACGGAAGAAGAGCGAATATCTCTGAGCTGTCGTGTTGTACGACTTGAGCGCCGGGGATTCTCTGAGAAAATTCTGTTTCCCTTGCTCGAAGTGTTCGATCGTCCCGTGTTCCCTGATCTGATCTTTGAGCTCAGCGAGAGTCTCTCTCATAAAGATCAGCTCGACGATCAGATTCTCAGCGATCTTCTTCTTGTCCGACGGTATCTTCTCCAATATCTCCGAAAAGTCCGCTGATATACTTTTATTATTTTTCATACTGAGTCACCTCATGTTACTTTGTTTACTCTGTCGACCCCACCCCCGACGAAAGTCTCGTTTTGGGGAATTGAAAAG